ACATATCAGCTAAAGCAGACTCAGCATGGTCACGCTCGTTAATGAGTTGCTCTTCGCTTTTCTCCAGTTCAGCAATACGTTTACTCCCATCCGAGATAACACCTTCGTAATACTCACGCTGCTCGTTGAGTTTTGATTTTGCTTCCTCAAGCTCAACACGCAGCTTCCCTACCGTTAGCGCAATTTCCTCGTTCTCCTGGTCGCGGCGTTTGATGTATTGCTGGTTTCTTTCCCGTTCATCCAGCAGTGCCAGCACAATCGATGGTGTTACCAGCTCATGGAAAAGGTCCGCATCAAATCCCCAGTCGTCATGCATTGCCTGCTCTGCCGCTTCACGCAGTGCCTGAGAGTTAATTTCGCTCACTTCGAACCTCTCTGTTTACTGATAAGCTCCAGATCCTCTTGGCAACTTGCACAAGTCCGACAACCCTGAACGGCCAGACGTCTTAGTTCATCTATCGGATCGCCACACTCACAACAATGAGTGGCAGATATAGCCTGGTGGTTCAGGCGGTGCATTTTTATTGCTGTGTTGCGCTGTAATTCTTCAATTTCTGATGCTGAATCAATGATGTCTGCCATCTTCCATTAATCCCTGAATTGTTGGTTAATACGCTTGAGGGTGAATGCGAACAATAAAAAAGGAGCCTGTAGCTCCCTGATGATTTTGCTTTTCATGTTCATCGCTCCTTAAAGACGCCGTTTAACATGCCGATCGCCAGACTTAAATGAGTCGGTGTGAATCCCATTAGCGTTACCGTTTCGCGGTGCTTCTTCAGTACGCTACGGCAAATGTCATCGACGTTTTTATCCGGAAACTGCTGTCTGGCTTTTTTGATTTCAGAATTAGCCTGACGGGCAATGCTGCGAAGGGCGTTTTCCTGCTGAGGTGTCATTGAACAAGTCCCATGTCGGCAAGCATAAGCACACAGAATATGAAGCCTGCTGCCAGAAAAATGCATTCTGTTGTTGTCATGCCGGGTCTCTCTCGTTTGCTTCTGCTTTCGCCGCCATCATTTCCAGCTTTTGTGAAAGGGATGTGGCTAACGTATGAAATTCTTCGTCTGTTTCTACTGGTATTGGCACAAACCTGACTCCAATTTGAGCGAGGCTATGTGCCATCCCGATACTCGTTCTTAATTCAACAGGAGATGCTTTGTGCATACAGCCCCTCGTTTATTATTTATCTCTTCAGCCAGCCGCTGTGCTTTCAGTGGATTTCGGATAACAGAAAGGCCGGGAAATACCCAGCCTCGCTTTGTAACGGAGTAGACGAAAGTGATCGTGCCTACCCGGATATTATCGTGAGGATGCTTCATTACCATTGCTCCCCATATACAAAACCAATTTCAGCCAGTGCCTCGTCCATTTTTTCGATGAACTCCGGCACCATCTCGTCAAAACTCGCCATGTACTTTTCATTCCGCTCAATCACGACATAATGCAGGCCTTCACGCTTCATGCGCGGGTCATAGTTGGCAAAGTACCAGGCATCTTTTCGTGTCACCCACATGCTGTACTGCACCTGGGCCATGTAAGCCGATTTTATGGCCTCGAAACCACCGAGCCGGAACTTCATGAAATCCCGGGAGGTAAACGGGCATTTCAGCTCAAGGCCGTTGCCGTCACTGCATAAACCATCGGGAGAGCAGGCGGTGCGCATACTTTCGTCGCGATAGATGATCGGGGATTCAGTAACATTCACGCCGGAAGTGAACTCAAAGAGGGTTCTGGCGTCGTTCTCGTACTGTTTTCCCCAGGCCAGAGCCTTAGCGTTAACTTCCGGAGCCACACCGGTGCAAACCTCAGCCAGCAGGGTGTGGAAGTAGGACATTTTCATGTCAGGCCACTTCTTTCCTGATCGGGGTTTTGCTATTACGTTGTGAATTTCTGAAGCTGTGATGACGCCGAGCCGTAATTTGTGCCACGCATCATCTCCCTGTTCGACAGCTCTCACGTCGATCCCGGTACGCTGCAGGATAATGTCCGGTGTCATGCTGCCACCTTCTGTTCAGTGGCTTTTTGTTTCAGGAATCCAAGAGCTTTTACTGCTTCGGCCTGTGTCAGTTCTGACGATGCACGAATGTCGCGGCGAAATATCTGGGAACAGAGCGGCAATAAGTCGTCATCCCATGTTTTATCCAGGGCGATCAGCAGAGTGTTAATTTCCTGCATGGTTTCATCGTTAACCGGAGTGATGTCGCGTTCCGGCTGACGTTCTGCAGTGTATGCGGTATTTTCGACAATGCGCTCGGCTTCATCCTTGTCATAGATACCAGCAAATCCGAAGGCGAGACGGGCACACTGAATCATGGCTTTATGACGTAACATCCGTTTGGGATGCGACTGCCACGGCCCCGTGATTTCTCTGCCTTCGCGGGTTTTGAATGGTTCGCGGCGGCATTCATCCATCCACTCGGTAACGCAGATCGGATGATTACGGTCCTTGCGGTAAATCCGGCATGTGCAGGATTCATTGTCCTGCTCAAAGTCCATGCCATCAAACTGCTGGTTTTCGTTGATGATGCGGGACCAGCCATCAACGCCCACCACCGGAACGATGCCGTTCTGCTTATCAGGGAAGGCGTAAATTTCTTTCGTCCACGGATTAAGGCCGTACTGGTTGGCGACGATCAGCAATGCGATGAACTGCGCATCGCTGGCATCACCTTTAAATGCCGTCTGGCGAAGAGTGGTGATCAGTTCCTGTGGGTCGACAGAATCCATGCCGACACGTTCAGCCAGCTTCCCAGCCAGCGTTGCGAGTGCTGTACTCATCCGTTTTATACCTCTGAATCAATATCAACCTGGTGGTGAGCAATGGTTTCAACCATGTACCGGATGTGTTCTGCCATGCGTTCCTGAAACTCAACATCGTCATCAAACGCACGGGTAATGGCTTTTTTGCTGGCCCCGTGGCGTTGCAAATGATCGATGCATAGCGATTCAAACAGGTGCTGGGGCAGGCCTTTTTCCATGTCGTCTGCCAGTTCTGCCTCTTTCTCTTCACGGGCGATCTGCTGGTAGTGACGCGCCCAGCTCTGAGCCTCAAGACGATCCTGAATGTAATAAGCGTTCATGGCTGAACTCCTGAAAATGGCTGTGAAAATATCGCCCGCGAAATGCCAGGCTGATTAGGAAAACAGGAAAGGGGGGTAGTGAATGCTTTTGCTTGATCTCAGTTTCTGTATTAATATCCATTTTTTATAAGCGTCGACGGCCTCACGAAACATCTTTTCATCGCCAATAAAAGTGGCGATAGTGAATTTAGTCTGGATAGCCATAATTGTTTGATCCATTTTTCGGGACTCCTGGCTGATTAAGTATGTCGATAAGGCGTTTCCATCCGTCACGTAATTTACGGGTAATTCGTTCAAGTAAAGATTCGGAAGGGCAGCCAGCAACAGGCCACCCTGCAATGGCATATTGCATGGTGTGCTCCTTATTTATACATAACGAAAAACGCCTCGAGTGAAGCGTAATTGGTATGCGGTAACGCCGCGCTCAGGCGGCTTTGATAGTCATATCATCTGGATCAAATATTCCTGATGTATCGATATCGGTAATTCTTATTCCTTCGCTACCATCCATTGGAGGCCATCCTTCCTGACCATTTCCATCATTCCAGTCGAACTCACACACAACACCATATGCATTTAAGTCGCTTGAAATTGCTATAAGCAGAGCATGTTGCGCCAGCATGATTAATACAGCATTTAATACAGAGCCGTGTTTATTGAGTCGGTATTCAGAGTCTGACCAGAAATTATTAATCTGGTGAAGTTTTTCCTCTGTCATTAAGTCATGGTCGATTTCAATTTCTATTGATGTTTTCCAGTCGTAATCAATGATGTATTTTTTGATGTTTGACATCTGTTCATATCCTCACAGAAAAAAATCGCCCTCACATTAGAGGGCAAAGAAGATTTCCAATAATCAGAACAAGTCGGCTCCTGTTTAGTTACGAGCGACATTGCTCCGTGTATTCACTCGTTGGAATGAATACACAGTGCTTACTCGTACTAATAAAATACCCAATTTTCTGTTTCTTGGTTGTGCCCAAAGTTATATTCAATATCTGGTGTTGATGTATCAATATTCTTCATCCCATCAACAAGAGTTGATACAACAGCCAAATCTTGTTTGATTCTCATTAAATGGTATTTCTTCCGGCGCAATAAACTCTCAATGGCAAGTTTCTTCGTTGGGAATGCAAAAGATCTTTCTGCATTTTTTGCTACTTTCTTAATTGCATATCTATTTCTCCTTTGTTTCCATTCCTGTAACCACTGATTTGGTGCTGGTTTAAAATTAACAATCCAATGCGCAGGAACCAACCATGCATAATGCTCTGTCTGATGAAAAGCTATATATTGAAGTGCGAATATTTTTATCCCATCTTCTTCAACTGTCGCCTGGAATCTCCAGAAAACAGGCATTCCATCATGTTCAGTTTCTGATTCAGGAAAAGGTACGCTCCATGATTTTGTCATATCTCACCTCAAATAAGTGGTTTGCTGCCTAATTTCATTTTCTGGCGACCAACACAAGTCACACCCATTTCACTGCGTGGCTTGCTGTAATAAATTAGGTTAGTTCAGCCAATAAAAAACCCACCGAAGTGGGCTATGACCATTTTTTATTTGGATTTCGTTGGTGAGCGTGATTAACAACTCTGTGCATTACATCCTCATATTTTTCATCTTCAATTTTTTCGACATCGCGAGGAAATGGTGTTGCTAATGCTTTGTCAACTTTGTCCATTGGGTCTTCATTAATCTTATATTCAGGACCGTCATCTATAGCATTAAATCCAGGTGTTACACCGTTTTTTAATGCATATGCTATCCTCTTTTCCCATCTCGCTATTCTCCTCCTGTCTCGAGATGTAAGACCTCTATCAGATACTTTTCTGTTTTGTCCGCGGTCAGGATTAACATAAATAGTCTTTTTCACCATAAGCATACTCAATAAGCACCGTACGGTAGTTTACTGTACAATTTTATTTTTTGGACTGCATGTATTTTGTTTCCTAATGGGTTTGAATCCTTGTAATAAATACTTCTATTTTTTCGAACAACTTCTTCTTTCTTCTTGCAGCAAAGGCTTCCTAGTGATGCTGCTTTGTCTGCTCTGACGCAACCAGAGAGCTTTAGCGCAATTTTTCGCGCCAGTGCTTCATTACTGCGTCGCTCGGCAATAAGTTCTGCTCTGCGAGCTTTGTAGCGGCTTTTTGCCGTACCTTTGGATTCTTTCCAGACAATGGTTACCATGATGGTCTCCTTTAAGTGGCTTTGGCGCATGACGCGTCGAGGTGCTTATCTTCTCGATCGCTGTCTTGCAGCTGCAATTCGCGCCATCCCCAAAACCACTCAAGTTCTGGTCTCAACGGTTAGGTTGAGAGTTCGTCGATGTTAAAGAGCCTGCCAATCTGTTCCGTTTGGCTTCCAGCCTCCTGCTGACGGCTTAAATTTAAGACCTCTTAATTTTTGGTTAAGTGCATTTTTGAAGAAAACTTAATTTTATGGGCGCGAATTTAGTTTGTCTTTGATTTTTAACGGGAAATAAAAAAGGGGCGAAAGCCCCTTAAGGAAGGTTTGCTAGCTTGGCATCAACGACAACGCCAATGATTTTACAGTTCCCATTGATTTCAATCATTGGGTATTGTGGATTGAGTGGTTTCAGGAATTTTCTACCGGCATCAATAACTAACTTTTTGAATGTCGCCTCGTTTTCTCCTTCAAGTTTGGCGACTACCAGCTTTCCATTACGTGGTTCGACTTCTGGGTCGACGAGAATAATCATCCCTTCAGGAATACTCAGTCCTGCCGGGGCAGTCATTGAATCACCTTTAACGTCGAGCCAAAAAGAGTCTTCAGAACAATCTACCGTTGTGTCGTACCAGTTATCTATTGCACGCCTATGATATGGCTCTACAGCTTCCATCCAACATCCTGCGCTTACCCAACTAATTAGAGGATACGAACCTCTTGGATCATGCCTGCTGTGATAGGCAATGTTTGAAAGACTATCCTCTCCTTTCAACAGGTAATCAGGGGAGCACTGCAAAGCCTTGGCTAAGGCCAATAGGTTTTCGCCATTGGGCTCAGTTTCAGATCGCTCCCATTGGGAAATAGCAACATTAGACACGCCAACCATCTTGCCAAGGGCAGCCTGCCTAATCTTGAGTTCTTTTCTGCGAGCGCGAATACGCTCACCCATCAGTTGTGTATTCATAGTTAAGACATCTTAAATAAACTTGACTTAAGATTCCTTTGGTGGATAATTTAAGTGTTCTTTAATTTCGGAGCGAGTCTATGTACAAAAAAGATGTTATTGACCACTTCGGAACCCAGCGTGCTGTTGCTAAAGCACTAGGCATTAGCGATGCAGCAGTCTCTCAGTGGAAAGAAGTTATCCCAGAGAAAGACGCCTATCGATTGGAAATCGTTACAGCTGGCGCCCTGAAGTATCAAGAAAGTGCTTACCGCCAAGCGGCATAAGTAAATTGCTCTTTAACAGTTCTGGCCTTTCACCTCTAACCGGGTGAGCAAACATCAGCGGCAAATCCACTGGGTGTGCCGCTATATATCAATATAGGAAAATTAACAAATGGCACAAGCAAGTTACAGCAAGCTAACACAGCGAGAAATTGATCGCGCAGAAACAGATTTACTCATCAACCTGTCAACGCTTACCCAGCGCGGTCTGGCAAAGATGATTGGCTGTCATGAATCGAAGATAAGCAGAACGGACTGGAGATTTATTGCTTCGGTCTTGTGTGCTTTCGGAATGGCATCAGACATCAGTCCGATTAGCAGGGCTTTTAAGTATGCGCTTGATGAAATCACAAAGAAAAAATCCCCGGTGGCCGCCGGGGACTCTAAGCAAATTGATATGCAATTCTGAGGGAATTACTGGATCAATCCACAGGAGTCATTATGACAAATACAGCAAAAATACTCAACTTCGGCAGAGGTAACTTTGCCGAACAGGAGCGTAATGTGGCAGATCTCGATGATGGTTACGCCAGACTATCAAATATGCTGCTTGAGGCCTATTCAGGCGCAGATCTGACCAAGCGACAGTTTAAAGTGCTGCTTGCCATTCTGCGTAAAACCTATGGGTGGAATAAACCAATGGACAGAATCACCGATTCTCAACTTAGCGAGATTACAAAGTTACCTGTCAAACGGTGCAATGAAGCCAAGTTAGAACTCGTCAGAATGAATATTATCAAGCAGCAAGGCGGCATGTTTGGACCAAATAAAAACATCTCAGAATGGTGCATCCCTCAAAACGAGGGAGGTTCCCCTAAAATGAGGGAGATCCCTCAAAACGAGGGAAAATCCCCTAAAACGAGGGATAAAACATCCCTCAAATTAGGGGATTGCTATCCCTCAAAACAGGGGGACACAAAAGACACTATTACAAAAGAAAAAAGAAAAGATTATTCGTCCGAGAATTCTGGCGAATCCTCTGACCAGCCAGAAAACGATCTTTCTGTGGTTAAACCGGATGCTGCAATTCAGAGCGGCAGCAAGTGGGGAACAGCAGAAGACCTGACCGCCGCAGAGTGGATGTTTGACATGGTGAAGACCATCGCACCATCAGCCAGAAAACCGAATTTTGCAGGGTGGGCTAACGATATCCGCCTGATGCGTGAACGTGACGGACGTAACCACCGCGATATGTGTGTGCTTTTCCGCTGGGCCTGCCAGGACAACTTCTGGTCCGGTAACGTGCTGAGTCCGGCCAAACTCCGCGACAAGTGGACCCAGCTCGAAATCAACCGTAACAAGCAACAGGCAGGCGTGACAGCCAGCAAACCAAAACTCGACCTGACAAACACTGACTGGATTTACGGGGTGGATTTATGAAAAACATCGCCGCACAGATGGTAACTTTGACCGTGAGCAGATGCGTCGGATCGCCAACAACATGCCGGAACAGTACGACGAAAAGCCGCAGGTACAACAGGTAGCGCAGATCATCAACGGTGTGTTCAGCCAGTTACTGGCAACTTTCCCGGCGAGCCTGGCTAACCGTGACCAGAACGAACTGAACGAAATCCGCCGCCAGTGGGTTCTGGCTTTCCGGGAAAACGGGATCACCACAATGGAACAGGTTAACGCAGGAATGCGCGTAGCCCGTCGGCAGAATCGACCATTCCTGCCATCACCCGGGCAGTTTGTTGCATGGTGCCGGGAAGAAGCATCCGTTATCGCCGGACTGCCAAACGTCAGCGAGCTGGTTGATATGGTTTACGAGTATTGCCGGAAGCGAGGCCTGTATCCGGATGCGGAGTCTTATCCGTGGAAATCAAACGCGCACTACTGGCTGGTTACCAACCTGTATCAGAACATGCGGGCCAATGCGCTTACTGATGCGGAATTACGCCGTAAGGCCGCAGATGAGCTTGTCCATATGACTGCGAGAATTAACCGTGGTGAGGCGCTCCCTGAACCAGTAAAACAACTTCCTGTCATGGGCGGTAGACCTCTAAATCGTGCACAGGCTCTGGCGAAGATCGCAGAACTCAAAGCTAAGTTCGGACTGAAAGGAGCAAGTGTATGACGGGCAAAGAGGCAATTATTCATTACCTGGGGACGCATAATAGCTTCTGTGCGCCGGACGTTGCCGCGCTAACAGGCGCAACAGTAACCAGCATAAATCAGGCCGCGGCTAAAATGGCACGGGCAGGTCTTCTGGTTATCGAAGGTAAGGTCTGGCGAACGGTGTATTACCGGTTTGCTACCAAGGAAGAACGGGAAGGAAAGATGAGCACGAACCTAATTTTTAAGGAGTGTCGCCAGAGTGCCGCGATGAAACGGGTATTGGCGGTATATGGAGTTAAAAGATGACCATCTACATCACTGAGCTAATAACAG